CTTCTACAGGCTGACGATTTTTAAAAGTAGTTTTAGTGGCTTTTTTACGAATTGTTTGTAATGTTTCTCTGGATAAAAAACTTACTTGTACTTCAAATCCTGGCATACAGGGATACTCTACAGTAACCTCTTTGCTAGGAACAAGCATGTTTTTTAGTGATAAGTTAGACATCTATTTAATTTCCTTGGTTGATAGTTAGGATACCTACTATAGGTATCCTAATATAAAAATAATTATTGTGCGTAATATGATATTGAAACTTCATTTTTAGCTTCAAGATCAAATGCACTACTTGTTAGACCCTGAGCTGTAAAGTTAATAGTTGTACTTACAACTTGCTCTGTATTAATAGTAGGAATCTGTAATACAACACTAGGCATTGCTACTGTAATACGTGGTTTTGTACTACTACCGCCACCAATATGTAGTGTTAAACTAAATGCTGGTTCTACATTAGTATTATCATCTAACATAAAGTCAAGTAATTCAGCACTCTTATATGGTGCAGCACCTGTACCTGTTTTTAAATAGCAATTTAATGTACCACTAACTGCGCGAGTACCTGTAAAGTAGGTAAATGGTTTATTAACAACACCTAGGTTAGCAGGTGTTAAGTAAGTAATATTATTAGCTAAGGTAATACTGCCACCAGTTAAAGCAATATCAAATGTTTTTGCAGCATTACCACCACTACCATAATTACCACTAACTGAAATACTGCTTAATGCAACACTGCTTAATTTGTTAGCTAAAAGAGATGCTCCAGTATTTCTATTTTTAGCTGTGCCAGTAAGACTGCCGCCAAAAGTAATATCAGTAGCATAAGTAGCCGACTTAGTAGCTGTAACTGATTCATTACGCATTATAGTACCACGAGCTGTCCAAGCAATAGTAGCAATACCATCTAAACCAAAATCAATAGTAGCTTGATCTAGTGCACAATTATCTACAATATATGCTGAGTTATCTAGTATAATAATCATGCCAAAACGTTGCATCTGATTTTTGCCACTTTGTGCCATAGTTAGTGTACTAACAGGATTTGCCCCTGCTGTAGCTGCCCAAGCAGCATTATTACCACCAATTAATTCTTCAGTACCATCTACAAAACCAGCAGCAAATGCGTTCCAAAGTACTTCTTCTTCACACTCAATTTTATCATCACCAGTACCTGCACCAACAGCGTTAAAATATGGTCGCATATAAGTGCTAAATGTCATTTCTACTGGCTCTAGGCTAGTATTGAATTGACGCTGCCCACGAACTGGTGCAGTACCTGCCTCATTAACTGTTACAGTTTCACTGCCTGTAGCTTGACTAACACTTAAACCATCTAGTACTTGAATTTCGCGAGTATTTGTTGCACTAAAACCTGTTGTAGCTACAACACCAGTAGTTGCATCAACATTAGTTGTAAAAAACATTCTCGCGTTACGAATTAAATTTAAAGCCATCTCTCTTCCTTTATATTAGATGCTCAATAGCTTTTACAAGATATTTATCTGTAGCTAGCTTAGGAGCACGGTTATTTACATGATCTGATAGCGGACCTGTAAGTTAATTTCACCAACTGCATATGGACTTAATAAGCCTTCATCTGTAGTAATTGAGTCTATTAATATTTCTGTGGTTTCATAACCTGTAACTATATCATAAACTAGTTGACGATTTGCATCTATACAATTTTCTAGATCAACTAGTAGTTGTTCAAGTTTATCTTGTGCAAATTCTTCATCTTTGCAATAAGCTTTAACAGATACACGTAGTATACCCCAAGCAAAACCACTTAATTGATAATCTCTTACCTCACTGCTAGGCGACAAGTATACACTAGGAAAGTCATTTACTTCGTCCCAGAACTTTAATTTAGCATAGCTGTTATTAGATAGATTGGTTATATAGTTACCAGTACCATTTATATCTTTAAATTTCTCAGCTAGAGCTTTTACTATACTTGCTCTTTTACTCATACTTGTACTACCCTTAGTTTTTCAATCATTAACTGTTTAGCTAACTGTCTAATTGAGTTTGATATTAGCAGCTTAGGGTCTCTAGTACGCGGATATTGTTGACGCCCACCCTGGCTAAAAGTAGCATATGGATTACGCATATAACTATAAAATGCTGTAATCATTCCTTGACGACTTTCACTTATACTATTTATCTGCACACTTTCTGCAAATCTGCCGCTGCGTAAGTTGAGTATGTCTCGCCTATTTCCCATACCCATGTTTTCTTTTATAGTTTGCACTAACTTAGCATTTAAAAGAGTTTGTAAACCAACTAGGTTACTTTCAACATAACTAGGTTCAGTATTAACGATCAAATTAGGTTTTTTAGTAGCACTAGCTATTTTTGATCGTAATCTTTTAATCTGCGCTATTTTTGGTTTATTAGAGCTTGGCTTAACTATATTTGTTTTTTTCTCACCAATTTTAACCTTTGGTATTTTGGCTTTGGCAACCTGAGTTTTAGTTTTAGTTAAAGCATCAACTATAGGTACTGCAATTAATTCCGTAAATTTCTTACTGCCATAACTATTAGCTAAATTTTTGATAAAAGTAGAATTTGATACTATTTTTTCTAAATCAAGTTGCGTTACTTTAGGGTCTAATATTGATCTGAGCTCGTCAAATTGTGTTCTACTAAGTGATCCTGAACTAAGATTTTTTGATCTTAATTGTATTTCTACAATATATTTTTCAGGGTCTTTTTCATAATCTGCCCACATTTCTTGATATACTGCTGGTGGTAGATTTGCTGTAGCTAAATCGTCGGCGGTTAGTTTGTTAATATACAAATCTAATACTTTTATTAGAACTTCTTTTTGTTTTTCGGCTAATTTATCTGCGTCGGCTACTTTTTGCTTAAACTGTCTAGCTAAATTAGTAGCTACTGAAATTACGTGACCTTTATTAAAGTAAAAACCTATTTCAGCCCGTTCTTTTGCTGCTTTTTCAATATCGTTTTCCATATTTCTACGAGTTTTAGTATCTGCAGAAATATACTTAGGATTACTGTTTAATTCTTTTAACTGTTCTTTTCTAAATTCATCTTCCGCTTTTTTATAGCCTTCTGCTACTTCTGGTATAGTATCTAATACATCTTTTAATCTGTCAGATATTAATTTATAAGATATATTATCAAATTTAATAGCAGTTTCACCATTTATATTAGTTGTAATACCAAAAGGTATTTTTTCAAATTCAGCTTCTTGCTGAGTTAGACCTCCTCCTGCAATACTCGCTAACAGTAGTTGTACATTACTACTATCTATTTTTAGTTCTTTTCCAGCTATAGTAGTAATTATTTCTCTGAGTTGACTCTCCGTTAAATAAAATCTAGTTTTAGTAGCAGTTAATTCTTTACTACGTAATTGTGTTGCTGTTTTAGTAGCAATACTATCTAATTTTTTAACCCACTCTTTATAAACTTGATTTTGTAACAGTTTACTAAAGTCTGCTATTCCCATTATGCATAATCCGCAATATATTGATCTAATACACGTTTAATATGTGCAGGAAAATTTGTACTATTAACATAATTAATTTGAGTTACATTAGGAGTAACATCGCGGTTAACATGCACAGCACTATTGTTTTTAGAGTAGTATTCTACTAGATCTAAAACTGCTAATTTTAGATCTTCTGGAGTATCTTCATATCCACCAAAATATTCTACTTTATATGCTTTTAATTTTTCTGGCCATATATATGGTGATTTAATATATACTAACTGATCACCGTCTAATACATAGTCTGTGTATTCTACTAAATTTGTATAATTTTGACCGTAGTCTGTACTATTACCTACTGATAATACTTCTTTTACTGGACTTTCATTTAATAAGATAGTGTTAAAACCACCATTAAAATATTCTACTTTAATATCACTATAATAATCTATAAAAGTTCTTCTGCAATAAGTTTTTACTAACTGGCTAACTTTTGGTATAAGTATATCTATTTCTGTATCTTTATTAGCACTAGTTATACCCATATAACTTTTATATTCAGTTCTAGAAATCAAATTAGCCATATAAAGCTCCATATTGTCTCTAAAGCTGGTTAAGAACCAGCTTTAGAGACAGGACTCTTTTGAATCCTGTCTCAATTACTAATTAAACGTAACGTACTGTAATTACACCAGCACCTTCATTGCTTGTTAACTGGCTCATAGCAATACGCATACTTGCAACCATTACACGACGCTGATTAACTACTTCATCGTCTGTATCCATACGCATTGCACGATGATTACCAACTACGAAGTTACGTGGATTAACTAGTACTGCTAGTGCATCATTAGCGGCTGCACCAGTCATTTGTGCTGTAACTAATACACGAGTTTGTGTTAGTAAACCAACTTGACCTGTGATTAGGGTATTACGTGACTCACTGATCTTGTCTGTGCTTTGGAACTCTGTGTCATCTAAGAGATCATAGTAAGCGGCTTGACTAACAAATAAGATTAGTTCGCTTGGCTCTAGACCCCAAACACCTAGTGCACGACGTGCATCACGGAACTTAGCAGCTGTAAATTTACCACCAACAGCAACTGTAGGGCTACTTGTACCAAATGCATCATAGTAAGCTAAACCGTTAATACCGGCTGTATAAGTTGTAGCACCAACATCATTACCAATGATCATAGACTTATCTAATGTTTTAGCCATGCGACGTACGATAGCTTCGCGAATAATAGGAACAATAGCAATTAAACCATCTTCCTCTTCTTCAAAGTTAACATACTCTTTGGTAGCTAGTTTTGCGCTGCTGATTTCAATCTCTTTTAGTGCATGTGTACGCTGTGTACCACTGCTTGAACTACCACCAAAATCGCTGTTAGCTACCCAAGTTGCATCTGCACCAGCATCAGGATTGATAGGCAGCTTCATGAAGGGCTGGCTCATAGCAATCTGACGAATTGTACCAGCAACAACTAGTTGACGACGAATTTCGTCTTCCATGTTTAAGCTAATTTCTGTTTCCCAGTTCTTGCTTGGTAGGCGAATAGCACCACCAGCACCGCTGCCACTACCAGCAGCACCAGCTGTACCACCACTAGCATACTTGGTTGTTAGATCTTTGAAGTATTTTGTTTCTTCGATTGGACGCTTTGTGATCTTGCTGATAAATACAGCAGCTTGCTTTTCACCAAAGCTAATATCACCATTATCAACTTTAGGATCTGTAAACTGCATACGACTCTTTTGAATAGCCTCTAGTTCAGCAGCTTTCTCTTTTAGAGCAACTTCTAAACCTTCTAGCGCACTCTTGTGTGACTCTGCTTGCTCATTAAGACGCTTTTCAACGTCGGCTAGTAGGCGCTCTGCACCTGTGTCAACTGTTTGTACTGCAGCAACAGCAGCTTTGATTTTTGCTTCTAGTGCAGCTTCAGCACGTGCTGTTTCTTGAGCCTCTTGAGCAGCTTTAGTTTGTGCTTCTAAAACAGCTTTTGCGGTTTGACTTGCAGCTTCAGCAGCAGCTTTAGCTAACATTTCTTCTAGTAATTTTGGATCCATGTTCCATTCCTCTTTGTTTGCGCTATTTGCTACTTGTGAGTCATCAAGCTCTTTAGCTGATTCTTCAACTGCAAATTGCTGTTTAAATAATTCAAATTCCTCGGCACTATCAAATGCTTTGGCTAAACTAAAAAGCGTATTCTGATTGGCAGGTACGCTAACTACACTAATTTCATGTAATTCTAGGTCTTTGATTAAAAATACTTCTGCTTCACTTTTATACTCTGCATCCTTGACCCTAAACCCAATACTAAACGCACTTAAGATACCTTTTTTAATTAGCTTGTACACATCGCCGGCAGCATCTGTGATTGCAGCTTTAATCCACAATCCTTTATCGTCAACTTTGTGATCAACCATTTTACCAACAGGCATACGCTGATCGTGAAAGGCTAGGATAATTGGATTCTTTAAATAATTATCCATACCCTTAGCCCAAACACTAGTAGGCACTACATCTCCTACACGATCTGTATCACTAGTAGAGGCATAACCTTCAATCATGATAGTTTGATCATCTTCGCCTTGTGGCAGTGCTTTAGCAGTAAATTTAGACCCAAAGTAAATAATTTTATTTTTGATGTCCATTTACGCGCTTGCTCCTTGTGGCCTACCCCCCTGTGCGGGATTGGCTGCTGAACCTGCGATGTTAGCAGGTACTCTGATAGTATCGCCACCATCTATTTTGGCGTACCGTAATTCTATTCTGGCTTCGTTTGGTGTAATAATACCACCATTAACTAGTGTTTGATGATAGCTTGCTATATCTTTTAACTCTGGTTGTAGTGCACTAACGTTTGAGGTGATTGCTTCCACGTCATATCCAAAATATCGCTCAACTGAGGATATATACAAGTTAACAATTGGCAATACTGTTTCCAGGTAAAATAACCGTAAATTAGGCCCAATGTTAGCATTGTTACCACCTTGTAGTAGGATTGGCGGAACCCCAATAGCGGTCATAATACGCTCGCCATGTGTTTTTATTGCCCTATCAAAGTCTAGATCACTAAAACTTTGTTCTGATAGTTTAATAGGCTTGAGTCCACTATCCAAGATAATAGGACGTTTACCACCTGATTTAGTATTATATCTTTGCTGCCAGTATTGTAATGTTTTTTCCTTGGCAACTTGCGACAAACTATTTTCCGATGTAAGCACTAAGCCAAATACCGTACCATTATCAAAAAACTTTTGCTGAAATTCTTGCATTGAAAATAAGATATTAATATTTTCTATACAGCTTTGCAACCTGCTAGCACCTCGATAGATGCTTTCACTATTAATATCTTTAAAGTAGAATACTTCTGTATCTTTAAAATCTACTGAACCGCTGTACCTAAAGCCCTTAATAAAAGTTTTAGGGTCGCTGTTAATGTCAACATTAGTGGCTGGTAGATGATACATAAAAGTACCATCAAAGTGTATGAAGGCATTACCCTCCAGCAACAAGTCTTTAAAAATTTCACGTCTAAAATCTTGTGCAGACTGGTAAGGATTAGGTCTGTAGTTTAATAGTGTGTTTAATGTTTTTTGACGAATACCTAGTGTTACGCCATCTATTACTTTATCTTTTATATCATAGTCTAAGCTAGCGCAAGCTGCTACAACCATGTTTATTGATCTATTTACACTATCTATATTCTTAAAGGCTTGTTGGTAGCTAAGCAGTCTACCTTCAGTACCAATGGTACCGCCTTCATCATAGTGTATTTGTTGCTGAGCTGGATTTAATTTTTCACGAATCCAGCTACTGATCTTTTCTAGTGCCACTATTTTCCCCTAAAAATTGTGAAAAATAGGAACCATAACTAGACCCACGAAAATTACTTTGACCGCTTGTATGTTTTTCTTGTTGCAATTCAATCCAGCGCTTTTGCTTTGCTACACTACTAGGAGCGGGGCTCTTACCATAGATTCCATGCAGTTGAACATGATGACGATTGCATAGGGTATATACAAGTTCATATATTTCTTCATGGTGTTCAGCAATAAACTGGTCTCGAATAGCTAACACAGCTTCATCAGTACTAATATCAATAGCACCACGTTGTGCCCAAGTTTCTAATAAATAGGTTATTGAGTGTAGGTGGTGAAGCTCAAGTTCACTAGTACTGTTACATATATAGCAGTTAGACTCTTTTGTATAGGCACTTTTAGCTTTGTCCCTAATCCACTTTACGGCTATTCGTTTGTTTGTGTTTACCGCCACATTTTACTCCAATTTTGACTATTATAGCCTAAAAGCAAGGACAAGTTCAACTCAAAATTTATAGGACCTATATGGTATAGCTGTACAGCGCATATCTAAGGGCATCAGCCATGTGACTATATTCATCATGCTTAGGTCGTTCACGAGTTAATCCTTCACGAGTATCCCAACGATACTGATCTAGCATTGCTAGTACGTGTTGGCAATCTTTGTGGACTAATAATCTACCTTGTTGTACTAGTGTTTGTACATAAGCTATACCTGGTAATACATCTTTTTTCGCCTTCATAGTAGCTATATCATAGTTATAAGCTAAGTCCGAAGCAAACTGTGCAGCTGCACTATCAATAAATACTATTTCAATACCCCAGTGCTCCATCATTAAACGAAAACGACTAGCATGCTCACTAGTAGTCTTTTCCGACTCTAAGTAGTCCTCAACACAATAAAACTTATCACTACTAGGATCATAGACGATATTAACCCAAGCTGTTGCATCTCTGTAGCCTGGATCGCATCCAGCAATTGCTTCACCACGTAAACCTTCTGGCAATTCGTCTAAGATATACTCTGGTTTAAAACCTTCATAGATTTGTCCTAGGTAACTAGTAAAACTAGCCATGTACTCTTGCTCAAATTCCGACTTAGGCATTGAACGACGAGCTTCTTCAACATCCGACTCAGCCATACGTAAGTTTTCAGTGTAGTCTGCTTGTAAACTACACCACTCTGGAAAGTTCTGATCAAATCCGCGCTGCCAAAACTTTGAAAACCAGTTGTTGCGACCACGTGGAGTACTAATAAATATAGCTTTAGCGTGTGGCTTGTCTAGTGTGGGACGCAGTGCAATATTAAAAGCTTCTTCTCCACGCTCACTAAGAGCAGCCTCATCAAATATAATTAAATCGTAAGATCTGCCAACTGTTGAATCAACTGTGCCTACTGAACCCATACGAATAGTAGAACTATTTTCTAGTTCTATAACTCTGTCTTTTAGATTATCACGACTAACTTCAAGATCAAAGTGACGTATTAGTCTACGCTGTAGTTCAAATGAAATACTACTAAGATTGTAATTTGGTGATATTATAAGTACATTTGATTTAGGTACTAGTGTAATTAATTGGCCAATAATATTTGCTATATAAGTTTTACCTAATCGTCTAGCAAGTGCAGCACAAATAAATCTATACTTAGGACTATTACAAGCATTAATTAGTGCAATTTGCGGTCTGTTAATAGTATCATATAAGTTTAATAATCTAAGATAGTTATCTATGGGCAGTTTAATAAATCGAGTACTAGGGTCGAACTCTGTTATATTTTCACAATCTATATCTGGTCTACTTACTAGTAACATTAAACACCCTCGCCACTAATTAGCTTGTGTATAAGCTGACCATATTTAGTACCATCATCACTATTAATTTGTACATTAACCTGTTTTTGTGGGCCTGGGGTGCCTTGCTTTAGTTTTTCTAGTTGAATTTCACGATCTAATAAGTCCATTGACATCTTATGACTCATGCTAAGCAAGTCTGCTATATCCTTAGAGCTGCCAACTCCTGACTCTTCCAATTCTTGAAACTTTTGCTGAATAAGTGCATCCATAGCACGTCGCATTAAAAACTTATTGTTGTAGCCAGTATCAAAAAATACTTGATCTATGTAGCCACGTACTTCGCGACGTGCTAGTGTGGTTACTACTAGTTCTTGGTCTAAGTCTAGTTCATAAGCAACTTTTTTTGCATCTTGTACTTGTAAATAGCAGTTAGCAATCTCTAGTGCTTCTGGTGAAATTTTTATAGTTTCGGCTGGTAAATGAGTACTCATGTCGGCTCCACTAAATTTTGGTGGAAAATATCCCAGCAACTTTGCCAGGTCCAAATACGACTACTTAAATATACACGTGCCTTATCTAAACTAAAACATTTTTCAATAGCTAATTCTAGGGTCTCGCTAAGATAACCATTTAATCCGCACTTAACAACATCTAGTGGACCATTACACGGATATGCTGCTATAGGTATACCACAAGCTAGTGCTTCTAGCATAACTATACCAAAAGTATCCCAGCGTGATGGAAACACAAATACATCTGCTTGCTGATAGTAGCTAGCTAACTCACTGCCAGTTTTCATGCCTACAAACTCAACATCACTATAGTGTTGCTGTAAATAGCTAAGATGTGGTCCACTGCCTACTAGAATTTTATGAGTATTAGGTATTTGTAGTTTGCAAAAATCTTCTAGATTTTTTTCACGACTAACGCGACTAACACATAGTAGCGTTTTTTGCGGTTTAGGGTTTTGCGGTTTAGGGTTGAAGAGTGTAGTATCAACTCCTCGTGTCCATGTCACAACATTATTAATTCCGTGAGATTTTAGTTCACTAGCAATAGTTTGTGTAGTAGTTAAACATCTGCCACTATGCTTATGGAACCAACGAATATAACGCCAAGTTAATTCTATAGGTATATGTAGTAGCGTTTTTACAGCTTCAGGAAATCTAGTATGATAGCTAGTATTATACTTAATATTATATTTTGTAAAATATTGGCGTGCAGCTAGTCCTATAGGGCCTTCTGTGGCTATGTGATAGTAGTCTGCATTTTTGCTAGTTATTAATTTATCTATATTTAATGGTAGTGCAAGTTTAATCTCATTATAACCAGGGCAATTTATATGGTAGAAATTTGTGGGATCTATATAACTAATTTCGTAACCATTCTCTAGCGCAACTTTGGCTAAATTTTTATAGGTAGTAACTACTCCATTAATTTGATCTGGTAAATTATCCGTTATTACTACGATTTTCTTCATTTTTTAACTTGTGCCACTCTAAAATTTCCCAGCGACCGCTGTAATTCTCGGCAAGTGCTGTGCAACTTTCAACCCAGTCACCTGTATTCATATACCAAACACCATTTAACCACTTGATTTCTGATCTGTGTATATGACCACAAATAACACCATCAAAATTTTTGCGAATACAGTAGTTGGCTAAGTTTAGTTCAAATTGAAACATAAAATCTATGGCTCGTTTTACTTTATGCTTAAGATATTTTGACAGACTCCAGTAACCAAAACCTAACTTATGACGCCACCAGTTATAGCGTGTATTGACAGCTAGTAATACGTCATAGGCTTTATCACCTAAGAAACTAATCCATGGAGCTAATCTAGTAATACCATCAAACAAATCGCCATGTATTAATAAATATCTATTGCCATCTATTCCACTGTGTACCCACTGATTAGCTATTTTAATTGAGCCAAATGTTATGTTATAAGGAATTAGTGGACGTAAAAACTCATCATGATTACCAGCAATCCATACAACTTCTGTACCGTGTTTAGCTTTTTTAAGTATTTCGCGAACTACATCTGTGTGTGACTGATGCCAATACCATTTATTTTGTTGAATTTTCCAAGCGTCTATTATATCGCCTATAAGATATAGTGTATCGCAATTATTATTTTTTAAGAAATTTACAAGTAGTTTAGCTTTGCAGCCATGGCTGCCAAGATGAACATCGGAGATTGCTATGGTTTTGTAGTCCATTGTTGGTGCTCCTATATTTAGTTTGATTATAACTTATTTGATAATTGTTTTCAAGTGTAGATTTTGGCACCTTAATGGTTTTTAAATTTTTTCAAAAGTAGCGCATGTTGGAGGGCCCCATAGTTATAGCTAATATAACGGTCTAATAACCGCCCTATTACAGAAATTATAATAGTAAGCTAGTAGTCTATTATAAATTCTATAATCTATTACAAAACTTGTACTAAATATTAGAATAAACTCAACCCGACGAACGGTCATTATAGGCCGACAGGCGGCGAAATTCTGACTTGCAATCCCTGCCCAATTAGCCTATAATAGAGTTTCTTTCAACAACTCAGGAGTAGCAAAAATGGCAGAAGCCAAAGCCCCTAATTATACACCAGAGCAGACTGCTCGCATGGTAAGCGATTACCAGGCTGGCATGGCTGTAGACCAGATTGCCCACAATCTT